TCGCTTGTGCGAATGCTGTCTGGTGAATGGATGTTAGGTTGTTTGGGTATGAATTCACAAAGAATTTACACAATGAATCCGCAGCGTGTATCTTCTTGTAGCGAATTGTATATTCTTCAGTCAACGCAACGGCATGTCGTGCTAACCAACGATAGTTTTCTTGAGACTGCATAATCCATTGAGTGCATGGATGACCGACAAAAGATGCTTTGTATAAAAAACTTTCTCGTGGTTCTTCGAGTCTCCATCGTTTGATTCTTCTGCC